TCTATGTATGGAGTGCCAGAAGATGGCAGAGAATATTGGCGAAATCTATACTAGTAGCGTTGACCGCTGGTGTGGGAACTGCAATAAGGTCATAGCTGCTAATGAGCAGTACGTTATGGACTATGATGTCTTTGAGACTCCGTCTGGAAGGAAGAAGTACCGAAACTATCCTTCTCACATAGATTGCAAGGAGAAGAAACATGGAAATAAGAGCTGAAGAAGTAAAGACTAGATGTAAATCACTCAAGACCTTCTGGCAGCCGAGAAATAATGCTATGAAGCGTTGGTACAGGCTGATTGAGATGATTGATGAGTTGAAGACTGATAAGATGGAGTCCTTCGTAGGTAACGACCCACGAGCACTCTACAATCTAGTCCTACACCTTCTTGATACTGAGATACCTCACAGAATCAAGGAGTATAATGTGGCTGACCTGGCCCTGTCAGCGTCTGTTGCATCTGTTAGCACATACTTCCGAAAACACTGGAAGGATGCACAGAATAGCTTTAGACGGACTAATCCTCGTCAGTCTATGATGGGAACTTACATAGGATTTATGCTGGCTACTGGCTGGTACTCTATGTTCAGCATAATGACTGACGATGGCAAGCGGACTTACAAGGAACCTTGGAATCCTATGGATGTCTATCCTATGTGGGATGCTATGCTTGGCCTATCCGAAGCAGCTCACATCTACCCGATTAGTCCCCTCGGAGCAGTTAACCTTTGCAAGGCGAACAACTGGGCTCTCAGCAGTCCGTTCCCTCAATGGATACGGATGTTTGGGAGTTCAAACGTAACTATTTATGACTACTGGTGGACTGAGGTATCTGACACCTACCCCTTCATCTCTGCTGTCTGGAACGCAGTAGTTGTGGAAGATACGCTAGTAAAGTTTGAGCGGACGAGATTTAAGAGGATACCTATCTACATAGCTCCTGTTGGTGGTCTTCCTGATATGGGCTCACTGTCAGAGGGAGTTATGCCTACATACTCCTCCACTCTCAAAGTACAGACTCAGGACACACCAACGCTGGAGAGATGGAAGGCTGAGCTTGGCCAGTCTATCCTAGCCACCAATGAGAACATCTACCGAACCTGGAATAAGTGGTGGAGTTTCAGCTTACAGCTACTACGAGATACTGCCCAACCAAGAATCTTTGAACGGAGCAGAAGTGGTAAGGCGATAGTTAGGCCTGAGGATGTGTTCAAGAGAGGAGCTATCTTTAGAGGAGGCCCAGATGATTCTGTAGACTTCATTGGTGCTCCTCCTATACCACTAGAATTGAGAAGTACCCAGCTAGACCTCGAAGCCATGATGCAGAGAGGAGGAGTTAGCTGGGCTATGCACGGCTCAGTAGCAGGCCAAATCAGCAGCTATGTTATGAGTCAGATAGCTGCCTCTGCTAACCAAGTAATGAAGCCATTTCATCAGGCGATAGTGGACTCATTGTCGGATATGGATAATGACGACTTGCAGGATATAAAGGACAGAAGCCTGAAACCCTATGGCTGGAAGTACCCCACCGAACTGCCTGACGATGTAATGGTGTCTGCTGAGTATGAGGTAGAAATCCCTGGCGACTTGATACAGAGAGCAACAACAGCTCGTATGCTTGACCCTGATTTCCGCCTTAGCTACAGCTACGTTATGAAGAAACTATTCCCAGACATCGGAGATCCTATGCAGGAGCGAGCACAGGTACTATCAGACCAAGCCATCCTGCATCCTACCAACTCAATGATAGCACTTATCCGCTACTATGATGAGCAGGCTGCTTACCTCTCCGATATTGGAGATGCTAGAGGAGCAAAGCTATACGAACTGATGTCTGCTATGGCTATGCAGCAACTAATGCCACAGCCTCCCCCAGAGGAAGTACCACCAGCTCAGGCTGGCAGACCTGCTGGCCGAGTGCCTGGAATGGGCAGGCCTGAAGCTACGCCGCAACTACCATCTGGCAGAAGAATCAGTGGAGAAGAAGCTGCAACGGAGATGAGATAATATGGCTAACGGAACAGAAACAACAGAAGCTCCTAAACTGCCAGGTCCTGTAGAAATACCTGAATACTACACTGGCTTTGGGCAGGAGTTTCAGACTCTTACTACTGAGCTTCAATCAGCATTTGGTAAACTTCAAAGTGCTGAGACTGCTCTAATGAAGCCTACAATGACCCAGGAGTATACTAAGCCTGGTATACTGTCTAAGATATTAAGGTTCATAATGGGCGGAGAATGGGGAGCTAGGCAGTTGGAACCTTATGTATCTACGGAGCTAAGGGAGAGTGCTACGGCTGCGAGCCAGGCAGCCTTTGATGCTGCTATGGAGGCATTTCAGATGGCAGAGTGGAGGGTAGAGGTCATGCAGACCTTACCATCCTATATGTCAGATCCAACCTACACACTAGAGACATCTGAAGACCTCCTACAGTATGTGCCTCCTGGAGTTGATCTCACTGATGTTGATAGGGCCTGGCTTAACCAAATCTTCGGTAAGCTACAGCCTCTATCAAATGTACTGCCAGAAGACTACCAAGGCGATGTACTAGATGCTCAGTCCAAGATACTGAATGATATACTGACTGAGCCTAAGGTAGAGCTAAAGGGAGTGCATAGACTAACCATAGATGAGATAGCCAAAGCATTTGTCTTTGGTGTGTCTGAACTACCAGCTGGCATGACAGAGGAGGATGTAAGAAATCTGCTGAGTGAGTTTGACCTACAGAATGAGGAGTTACAGAGTCAAGCAGATTGGCTAAGGGAGAGAGCAAAGGAGTGGGAGATTGAGTCTGCAAGAATGGGCCAGATTAGGGCTGACAGTATCCTAGCTCAGATGCCTGAACTAACTCCACTAGAAGCAGCTAAGCTATGGATAACTCAGCCTATGATGGCAACTGTAGAACTGATGCAGAAGTGGTGGGACACTACTAGTCGTCCTCTATCAGCAGCAATTATGATACATACTCCAGCTCCATTATCTGGTGCTATACACGGAGCTGGTCTTGGTGCTGCTGGGGGAGCTATGCTTGGAGCTATCCTTGCACCCTTTACTGGCGGCCTAAGCATTGTTGCTGCAGCTGGAATAGGTGCGATGGTTGGTGCTGGTACTGGTGCTGCTCTATTCCCTAGATGGGAGGATGCAGCTAGTATAGAACTAACCAAATCATTTGAGTTCTATGTGAGTCATGGCGAAGGTAGCTGGTCTGCATATGCTAAGGCCTTCAATGAGTGGGATGCTCCTTGGTGGAGGAAGATGGCCCTCGACTCTGCCTATGACCCACTGATGTGGATAGGCTTTGGAGGAGTAACAGCAGTAGGCAGGAAGCTATCTACGGCTGCTCTACCAAGAGGACTTAAGTGGGCAGGAACTAGAATTGGCAATCTAATGGTAGCATTTGAGCAAGGTTATGTTGCTGGCATGGATGCTATCTTCCATGTAGGAAAGGAAGTAGTGGCTGCTCCTATTAAGAGTGCATTCTGGCTAACTGGTGCTGGCTATACTATCCCCAAGACCTTTACCCAGATGGCTCGTAACTTTGCTCGTAAGGGCATGATGGACTTTAAGTCAGTACTGGATAGGGCCTTCCCTAATGTTAGGAATCTAAGAGGACTGACTGCTAAGGATGTTACTAACACGGTAGAAGCCTGTATCCAGGCTGCTATCAAGAACCCTACAGAGGGTAATGACTTGATGGTCAGAGCGGGAGCCAACCTACTGGAGTTTAGTTACCTAGACGATGTTGCTTTATCTAAGATGATAAAGGACATAGCTGGGGACATAGGGATAGATGCTGCTAGACTAGCCAGAATGAACAGTATGATAATTGACTCCTTCAGTGGACAGGGGCATAGGATAACTGCTGGCAAGATATTGTCAGAGTTGGGCGTAGTGGCTACTGACGATATGGTGAGCAAACTAGCCAAGTCTATTGAGAAGTTCAAAGGTGGCGTAGTAAGGGCTGCTGGCAAGGCCTACGTTGGCGACACTGCTGATGAAGTCTTGATGAAGATCTTTAATAGGCTAGAGAAAACAAGATATGGCAACTTGCATAGCCCTATCACTCAGTATATGCAGCAGGCTGGTCGCTCAGCATCATGGCATAGCCGAGTAGCTGACAGAATTCTATACTCATCTGGCCTAGTAGCTATGGAAAGAAGGCTAGTTATGCCAGTAGCTCGCTGGCAGCTACTCTTCACTAACTTTGGCCCCTACAACTACTTGGAGAATAGTATGCGTAGCTTCCTTGGTGGTGCTGAAGTACAGTATCCTAAGGCCTATGGTGGTGTAGCAGAAACTACCAGACTATTCAGAGGTATCCCTAATGCTCCCTACGAGCTAGAGATGTTTGCTAGGGGTGAGGTCAGACTAACCCAAGCAATAATCAATCCTCAGACTGGTCGTACTGCTGTATTCAAGGGAGGCAGGATACCATTCATAACTAAGAATGTAGTAATCCCTGAGAAGGTACCTGCCCTTGGTGGTAAGCAGGTAGGAAGATTCATCAACATAGGAGACCAGAGGTACTACCTTGGTAGCTTCCAGGACTGGTATGATATGTGGGCTGACCTTGTAGGTAAGCAGACTGCATATGACTACCAGGTACATTTCCTGAAGGCCCTACGACAAGCAGACCCAAATACACTAGGCCAACTGGATGAGATATTTGAGGTGGCTACTAGGCCACTGTTAGATGATATTCCTAGCCTGACCAAGCGAGACATCAACGACATAATCAGAGTGCTGAAGAATGACGCTATCTCTGGTGGTCCTGAGGCCCTCCGACTCCATGCTGATATAGATGTTCTTGAGTGGAATAGGAGAGTGGTTAGCAAGGAGCTGAACAAGACCTTCGACAAGATGACTGACATTCATATGATAACTAAGAATGGGATAAGGGATGAGGTGCTAGATGGCACTATGTTCACTAAGGGTACTGGTAGCATAGATGATAGAGTCAATGCTTGGATAGCTTCTGAGCGTGAGCTGAACATAGCTAGTCTAACCTCCCAGATGGATGCTCTGACACAAGAAGCAGATGCCTTCATAAAGAACCCTCCTAGGAATCTGGACGACTTCCTTGGCGATATGCAGAATATTACTGCACAGATAGATGCAGTTGGTGAGCGGATACATGATTTCAGGAGGATAACAGAGCTGAGGAAAGTTAGGCTGTCCCCTGCTGACTTCGATAACTTTGAGGTAGGGTCAGCTAAGATGCTAGCTGAGTTCATGGAGACAAGTGAAGAGAGCCTGACCAAGATAATGAACCAGTTGATGGAGAATGCTAGAGGAATAGTTGAGCCATTGCCAGTTAGTGGTAAGGCTCTGGTCAGGGACGCTAGAGAAGCTGGTTCTATGAGTACTAGGCTACATGACCTAGCTGAGAAGATAATGGCTACTGAAGACTGGACATTATCTCAGGCTGTGATGTCTTGGGTGAGGCATCCGCAGAATGATTACTTGCAGCTTATTGGCAAGACTGCTTCTGCAAATGCTGAGTATATTAGTTTGGTTCAGGGTATACTAGCTAAAAAGTATCCCTCTGGGTATATCAGAGTCTACAGGGGGAGTGGACAGGCTGGTTCTAGTATCCAGGCTCTCAAGAGGGAATACATCAACGTTACTGCCAAGAAGTCCGTTGCTAAGGAGTTTGGTACTACGAAGTGGCTATTGCCTGATAATAAGTACGCAGACTTTGTGGATATTCCTACTGATAGGATATTGGCTATTCCTAATCCTGGTGAGTCTGAACTTATTGTTAGGTCTGCTGATATACAAGAGTTCCTTGGAAGGATACCTACTAAGCCTATACTGAGT